GGTTGTAAATTACTTCATAAACCGCTTCAAGAGAGCCTTCATCATATTCACCACCAGCTTCTAAAATCAAAGTAGTAGCAACAATAGTCTGATCATAATCTGCTTGAACAAAACAAACAAAACCAATAATAGACAAAATAATTAGTACTATAATCTTATTCATACCTCTCTCACTTTCTACAGATAATGTACTATAAAATGGTGATAAGGTCAATGACTATTTTTGACTATCTCCAGGTAAAACTCTGTAGTTATCTTCTACGGAATCAGGTGTGGAAACCTCAATTATTTCTGAATTATCTTCAAGAGCAATAAGCTGATGTGGTTCTAATGGCTCGTTTCTCCAAGTCTCACCTTCTTGTAGAATAACAGACCTCTGTTCAGCATTCTTGGTGTTGATATAAATTAGTTCAAAAGAGCCTTTGTTTACATACCAAGACTCGTCTTTTTCTCGGTGAAAATGCATTGAGAACTTCGACATAGCTTTGTTAAAATGCATAATTTTACCACAATACTTATCATTTGTAGCAAATATCAATTCATATCCCCAAGCCTTATCTACCTTACCTTCTAGTCTCTCTGTGAAAGAGCCGTCAGTGTAATAGTCTTTACTACCATAACTGGTGGTATGCGTTCTCTTATCCACAACAAAATATTCACTCATTTTCTATATACTCCCTTATATCAATCCAGTCTAACTTAAAGTATTTCTCTAATTGTCCTAGATTAGCTTGTGTAAATTCTTGATACTGTCCTTTTAATTTATCAGGAAAAGGTATCTCAACTATTGGTACATTATACTTATTTGACAGGGCTTTTGCGATGTCCAAGAAACTAATTGCCTTACCTGTTCCTACATTGAAAACACCATTTTCTTCTATATCAAACATTCTTAAATGACATTCACACACATCATCTACACAAACAAAATCTCTCTTATAATTTTCACTACCTTCAAATATTCTTATCTCACCATCTTCTAATGCTTGTTTCTTAAACTTGTGATAAGGACTTGCTTGATCACCTTTATGATCTTCATGTTGTCCATAAACATTAAAGTATCTGAAGCCTTGAACTGTTATAGGATGAGTAACTTTCTCATACCACAACCATCTATCAAATAGATATTTTGACCAAGCATATGGACTTTCTGGTCTGAGAGGACCATCTTCTGTAAAATGTTCTGTCTGTCCGTAAACACTCGCACTACTAGAATACTGGAAGTGTACACCATGTTTACAACACTCTTCGTATAGCCATCTAGAAAACTCAAGATTGACATTGATTATCTTGTCAACATCTCTCTCCGTTGTAGAAGATATTGCACCGAAATGAATTACTTTGTCCATTCCTCTAACATCAGGTAAGTCTGTCGTGTTTAGTTCATAACCATATAGTTCATGGTCTTTAGTCAGACGATTAACCATATTCTGACCAATGAAACCTTTGTTACCTGTTATTAATATCTTCATTTCTTTAAATCACCTTTCTTTATCCAAGCTGTTAAGCCTGACCAAGTCTCGTAATTATTCGATGGTAAAATATACAATATTTCGGGTATCACTTTTTTTATATTCTTTAAAACTTTAAAAACATCATGTTTCTTTTCATTAACATCGTGAAAAAATACATATCCATCTTTTTTACAATGATTATATGCATACATTATATCCCAAGCGACAGCAGGGTAATCATGACCACCATCAACAAATATAAAATCAAACTTCTTATTCTTAAGTATTTCTGGTAAGAAGAAAGAGTTTTTGTTTATATATTTTACGTTAGATTGATTTATATTTTTATTAAAAAATTGCTTATCATTTTTTCTAATAGCTAACTCTTGATAACTCTCATCATCTTCTGAAAGATCACAGGTGATTATATTTGCATCAGGCCATAATTTAGAAAATAAATTAGTCATCTCACCTTTACCTGTACCTATTTCTAAAATGTCTTTTATATCAGGTCTGTGAATCGATAGAGATGTAAAATATATAAAATCTTTTCCTTGTCCTTTAAAATCTTTAGTCACAAAGTAAATGTTTTCAGGTCCAACTATAGACATTAACTTATCTTCAGCTTTTTTTACATCAGTTAATTCCCAATCACAATAATTAATTCCTCTATAATCTTCGAACTTTATATTAGCTACCGAACTTCTATTGAAAAAGTACTCATAAGCATCAGGACCACACTCTACAACATCTTTCATTTTACTGGCTCATCTCTTCTATAATCTTCGTGGTCGAATAACCCTCTACAGTAGGTACAATATAGACAGGTGCGATGTCTTTTCCTACGACATCATCTGGTTCATAGTCACCACCTTTGACAATACAGTAAGGTTCTAACTCTTTGATGAGTTCATAAGGTGTGTCTTCTTCAAAAATAATTACTCGATCAACATAAGGTATCTGTTCTAAATTTCTTTTTCTTACATCTTGACTGTTAACTGGTCTATCTTCACCTTTAAGTCTTTTTGTACTCTCATCTGAATTGATACCAACAACAACAGTTGATTTACCTATATCATAACAATATTTCAATAGTTCGATGTGTCCTTTATGTAGTATATCGAACACACCGTTTGTAAAAACAATTTCTCTAAATTCTCTAGGTACTACATATTCTTCACTCATGTTAATTTTCTCCATTGACTAGGATCTAGTGTTTTATTTTCAAGTTTCTCTTTTGACGTAATCATTAAATCATAAGAAACACAATATCTATCTTTTTCTGAAAATGACTCGCTTACATAATGTAGTAAATTAGAGGGAAAGATAACAAGTGTCCCGTCTTCAGGCTTTAACTTATGTATATGTGACTCACAATTAATAGGTAGGTTTTGAAACAAATCATATTCACTTTCAAATGTGAGTTCTGCACCTTCATCTTTATTGACTGAAATATAGAACACACAACTTAAGTGAGCGTTTACATGCTTATGTGGTGAAACTCCACCTTCTTTTTGAAGTCTGACACCCCAAGATTTTTGTACATAAACATCCGGTATATTTTCTGAACCTAGTTTATTAATATACTTTCTAGTCTGCTTTGCGATGAACTTGTTTACATCTGAAAAGCAGTCTAACTCATGTGGTTGTTTTATATCACTATAAATATCGCCAAAAAAAGAAGGATTATGAGAACTAGAATTAAAACTAGAGTCCCGTACAAGATTCGAAACAGCTTGTATAAGATTTTCTTTATCATATTCCTCCATCTTCGCTTGGAAGATAGGTGTCCCTAAAATATATTCTACCATACTAAATTACTCAAAAGCTGAAAGTCTTGAAGATACAGAGGTCGCTGAAATTGAAGTATTCTTAATGTTCGCTATCTCGATCCGTTTAACAATATCATCTACTGACTCAATCGTTGGTCTCTCTTCTGTAGACTCATCGAAAGTTAAATGATAAAGTGATGAACTATCTAACATAAAAGATTCCTCACTACTGGTATATCCAGGTAATTGGCTTATCTTATAATAAGTTTCTTGTAATGGTCCGTCAATCTCTGTACCAACGAATCTGGCCGAGAGACCATCTCCACTTATTTGACCTGTAATTACATTGTAACTAACTGAGTCTCCAGCTTCACTTACATATGCTTCAATATCATCGTGGTTATCTTCCCAGTCAATAAATGAATTTTTACCCGATCTATCTGATTGATATTCTAATCCCGAAAGTAATGACCATCTAGAATTTACTTCCAACTGATCTCTCATACCTTTAAATCTATAAACATTAAATGTGTAATTCGCCATAAAAAACCTTTCCTGTATTTACCATTTTTCTACCCAATCTTTTGGGTTCCTTTCATAAGTTTCAGATAGGTAATTATACAAAAAATAAAACGTGATTATAATCAATACAACTAAAAGAAAAGGTGCATACTGCACCAAGTCATAGTAATCTAATTTACCCGTCATGTTACAAATCTTTCAAAATAGTCATCCACATTATGAGCCTTGTCATCAATCCACACATCATAAGCTGGTTTACCCATCTTAAAAGATGTAAACTTAACTCCCCAATCTTTGAGTTGCTTCTCAGTTAGAGCGGTCTTTTCCTTCACAGTGTTTGAATTGGCACCTCGTGCTGTCCAATAGTGAATCTCATGACCCTCATCATATAGTTTGTTAAAGTGTTCGATACGGTGTTTATAAGGCTTCGCATTCTCATATAGATTGTTCGTACCGCCAGATTCTGTTTCTACGATGCATAAAGAACAAATCGTACCGTCAATGTCTACTATATATTTCATAATTTATTATACTCGCATTTCCCCACACTTTTTAATATATTCTTCATTTTGTTCCTCCTCTAATCCTAGTTTAACATCTAAAATACCTAGTTTGATATTCCAGTATTGGTTTGCGTCCAAACATCCATTGTTATATAGATTCTTTGCCGATTCTTCAAGCTTCCACAATTCTCCAATGGTGTTTTTAGCTTTTATCTTTCCTCGCATAATTTTATAATCTTCTCTTGTCATTATTACCAACCTTTCTCATATTCTAGTGCAATCTCAAATAATTTCTTCCAAGCTTTTTTGATTTTTTTGATCTGTTCCGGATTGTTTTCCTCTGCTTCAATCCACTCAATCTCACTATCAACACAGGCTTTGACTATCTTACAAGCCTCTTCGAAAGACATAAACTTTTCTTGTTTCATCAGTGTTTTATCCTCTCATTTCAGTCAACTCAATCGTCTATATATATAATATCATCAAATACATATGAATCAAGTAAAAAAATGTGTAAATATGTTGAAGGAGATTAATATGAGTGTAAATCACGTTATACCACTAAGAAGAATGGCTTATCAATCTTCTGAATATGTTGAAAGTGCCTTAAACATATCTTTGGCTAATGGAGATGTCGAAGGTCTCTCTCATATCAATAAGTTCGGCTATAATGACCAAATACCAACTACTTTTGAATTAATTACAATACCTTCTACTAATATCGTATATCCGACAACCGCCGCAGTTGTTTCGGTGGTATCAGATGATGCAAATGATGATGCCGGTGATACAGGAGCAAGAACAGTTTCAATTCAAGGTTTAGATGCTGATTATAACTTACAATCTGATACAATAGAATTGGATGGTACAAACGCAGTTACAACTACTAATACCTATATTAGAGTCTTTAGAGCAGGTGTTGAAACAGCTGGTAGTTCAGGTGGAGCTGAAGGTACTATTTCCTTTTCAATTGGTGGAAATGTTCAATGTACAATAGATCCTGAATATGATAATCAAACTTTACACGCAGGTTATACTATACCCGCAGGAAAGACTGGTTATCTTACAAGACTACAAGCTACATCTACAAAAGACAATAAAGCTGGTATGGTAGGCTTTTTTCAAAGAGAATTCGGAACAGATACAGTATTTAAAGTAAAACAACTGATTGAAGTTTATCGTAATAGCGTTGTGGTTGATTTTCCTGTACCGATAAAACTAACTGAAAAATCTGATTTAGAATTAAGAGGTAAGAATTTAAACAGTGGTAATGTAAGTCTCGGTGGTACATTCGATTTAATATTAGTAGACAATTAAATCTTTAAAATAAATGTATTTTCCGTATAATAGAGCATGAATTCTGAAGTTATCAAAGACATGTGGAAAGAAGGTGGTGATGGTCACTTCACTTTACTTGACCCACTACAATTTATCCGCTTATTCAACGACTATCAAAATTTTAATGGCAAAAGAGTCTTAGAGTTTGGACCTGGTAACGGTCAGTTTGCAAAGTGGTTACTCGACACTCATAAAGACATCACCGACTACACGATTGTAGACGCACCAAGATCAATAGAGGTGCCAAAGAAAACACTAGAGGATTACAAACAAGTCAACTTCTATGAAGCACGAGATTTCAAAGAAGCCTTGAAAAAGAATTATGACATTTTTGTATCATTCAACTGTTTATCTGAAACACCTCCTTCTTATTATGCCGAGACATTTAACACAGTGAAAACAAAAGGTATTTTTATCATAGACGGAGACCTACATAGTTCCGACTTCCAGAAGAGACTTGACACTTTCTCTCGTAAGCACCGAGCAAAGGTGGTTAGAAACAAAATCTTGGTTAATATGAGTGGTACTGTGAGTTTACATACTCGAAACATGTAAATAATATTATGTTACAGTCCGAAGATACACATACTATGTTACACGATTCGTATGAAATCAGAGGATACTCGCTACTACCAGACCAATGAGAAATCGTTGGTCTTTTTTTATATTAAGGAGAGTTAATGACACAACATCAAAGAATTAAACACCAACAACGCATCAGATCATATCAAAAGCGAAAGCTTATACACACTCTAAGGAAATACAAGCGAATTAAAAACCAAATGTGACGATAAATACACTCATGAAAACCTTATATTATAAACTACTGATGTTTGTATATGAACATCAAGTTCCACTATTAATTCTGATATTATTGAGTATAATCCTTACATATGGAGTATAAACGATAACGATGGACAAAGAAATGGTCATTACGCTAGGGTGGGTTATGGGTCTCTTTTTCTTACTGATGGTGGTGAGTATTTTAATATTAACCTGGACACAGCCTTGACATTATTAATGAACACTGTTACTATCATTGTATATATAGGTCTTATGTATATGGCTTATAAGATAGCAAAGAAAAGCGAAAAATGGTAAGCATCCGGAGAAAGCACAAACGAGATCAGGGTTATACCGTCATTGTATTTGATAAGGATAACGTACATGAATGGCCTACTAGTGACCATGAACATCATGAAATCATGAAAATCTTTAAACAGGATAAATATTACGAAGGTATTATTAATGACTATACCATATGGAAGAAACTAATGGATTGAATATGATAAAAAAAATTAAGAGAATTTTAACTTCACAGAGTAATAGAAAGAATGTTATTATTACCATGATGGTAGGGTCAGCGATTGGATTTCTATTTGATGCTTCATTTGGTATCTATATAGCTGTAATGACCAATGTGATGAACAACTACTACATTCATTATACCACTACATATGTGGATTGATAACATAACAAAACTCTTATACCGAGAACCTTCTGTATATGAGATTGGTATAGGAGTATTATTATATATGGTAATATTGTATGGAATAGTAAGAATAAAGTAAGGGAGATAATGATGCACATTGATGATGAAATCCGTAGAGTTCGTCAGTTTATACAAGAGCTTAACAATGTAAGAGAAGTTTACTTCAAAGAATTATGCGATAAGGTTCTTAACTCCGAGTATAAGAATTGGCATCAACATGAGCAATTTGGAGAATACGCTGATCTAGAAAACGATCTTTTGGATTATATTTTTGACGATTACGGAGACCTTAACTATATGTCCTTTGCCGATTACTTGACTGAATGGTATCAAGAAAAAGACGACCCAGAAAAAGTTATGATTGATGGAGAAACTCATAACGAATTCGTTGAAAGAGTGAATAGTGTCAACGAAGAGATAAAAGGCCAAACATATATGCCTTTTGTGGATGAGTATAATACGGAGGAAAACTATGATAACAGAGCAAGAAATTTACGAAAAATATCCAAAGATTTTTGGTGATAGAACTAAGCCAATGACCGAAACATGCATGTGTTGGGGTCTTGAAGTACCAAGAAGCTGGCTTCCAATCATTGATGAACTATGTGATGCAATCACTAATTACACGTATACGGTAGGTGTACCGGGATTTGAAGGCACAATCAAATTCCCGCAAGTTGTAGCACAACAGGTGAAGGAAAAGTTTAATGGTCTACGTTTTTATTATCGTTTAGAATATGAGCAAGAAAATGTGCCTGATGATGTTATAAGCAAGCATTATAGTTATATTGATGGAATGATTGCTTATGCTGAAAATAGGATTGACAAATTAGAGGAACAATAATATAATAGTAGTATGAGATATAAAAATGTAGAATTTAGACGAGCAGGTGTTGCCGATTCAAATGGTTACACTATTGAAACATCAAGTGAACGACCAGCAGAAATTGTTGCTTGGCAAACATCATCCAATGGAAAGGAATCCTGCTATACTCTTTGTTGGATTAAAGAAGATAAGGAAGGTTGGTACATCGAAACTGTTGGAAATAGATTTACTGAGTATGAAGATAGTGAAGCATTGATGCACGTTGCAAAATACGCCCTTCGTAGTTTAAACCTTGAAAAAGAATTTAGAGAAAATGAGTAGAGTCAGAATTGTAAAAAGAGAATTTGGTGGTAGAATTACATACGAAATTCAACAAAAGCATTTTCTATTTAAATGGATGTGGGTAGACGCATGGGTAAATTCTATGGATGGCACCGCCTGGTCCACATTTTATACACTCCAAGAAGCAAGAGATAATCTATATTTATTTGATGGAACTAAACCAAAAGAGACAGTGATAAAGGTGTGAATAATATGGTATGGCTAAGTTGCTGAAAAAAAATTTTTCCTCGGAAGAGGATTGTACGCTCACGGAGAGAATTTTAAAATGATTTTTTTATATGGTGGCCAGTATCCGCTTCTCTTGGATTGCCTCGTCTATTTTAGCCAGCATCACTTTGGCTAGTATCCACTCTTTAGAACCAGGTGGTGACTTAGCGAAGACTTTCCTCCAATATTTCCATTCAGTGTTATACATAATCAATCTCCTTATTAAAAGACCACTCTGCTAAGTTCTTCTCCAAATAAACATTAATCCACGACTTGATGTTATTCTTAATGGTGTTATCTAACCAACCTTCATAAGAAGGGACACCTAGGATGGACTTTACCTTCATAGTAGCATGTGTAATATTAATATCTTCCACATCATAGAAGTCTAATTCATTTAATACCACATCAGTGGTAGCTTTAATGTTTTCTGGTGTTACTGACATATTATCTCCTCCTTATTAAACATATGAGGGTATTGCACCTGGTAATGGAAGGTAACCAATGATGGCTTTCTCGATCGTGTGGTCTAACCATCCTTCATAGAGTGGAACACCCAATAACTTCTTCACCTCGGTGACACCCTTTGATATATCCGCATTGGTGATATTAAAATCGGTGTTATAATGTAGTGATACTGTATAGGCGGCCTTCTTAATATTTTCTGGTGTTACTGACATATTATCTCCTTGGTTAATCATCTACATATAAGGTAGTCTAATATGGTGGATATTGCAAGTATAAAATACATGGAAAGTAAAAAAAATGCCCACCGAAGTGGGCTGATAGTGCTAGGATATTCTAACTGAGGTGTATACAATACCACACTATACTAAAATGGTTTCTTAAGGAGAGTTTATATTTCTCCTTAAGAAGGTGGTGATGGGGTTGAGTTCCCATAAATTTCGGGCAAGATTTCTCTTTTTTATACCTACTTTAACTGCCATCTCTTTGCTCATCCATTTGGACATTGCTCAAGCTTGGCATACCTTATAACCATCCTGCAATAGTTATTATTCGGTCACACCTGTGAGTTAATTACTCTCACATTATTATTATACCCATATAGGAGGCTTTTATACAAAAAAGACCACTTTTTTTCACCGCACATGGATCCTCAAAAGTGGTCAGAAGGCTTACCGGGTTATAACCGGCGACTCATCTTCTCCCTACCGCCATCCGGTCTCAGACCATCGAGCAGGGAGCAAGAGTCATTATAGCACTGTCATTGGATATCGCATAATAATACTCCTTATATTAATTAACCACTGTCAACATAGCGGAAGGCACCCGAACTCGTTTGTAATCATCATACTCAACACCCACATACTTCTTGAAGGTCTTGTAGACCGTACCTGAGTGGGTAACACCCTTATGGGTGAATTGAACTTTATCACCTTCACTGAAGGTACCAGTCGCAACGACATGCTCATGACTATTTAAACTCTTCATGAACTGAACCAGTTCAATCCTCTCATTATAGGAGAGATTTGAAACCGCTCGTTTTGCCATCATGTAATTTTCAGAACTCATATCAACCTCACTTTCTATGGATAATATATGGTATAATTCATTGGAATGCAAGAGAAAATATACTAAAAATTTACCTCCTCTTCTGCGACAATATCAAAATCTCCATCGGTCGGTTGATCAATCCACCGTTTAACGCCAGATTTTAGTGATTTTACAAGTAGACCAGACGGTGCTGGACTAACCTTTATTTCCTCAATAGACCAGGTAGCTCCATGCTCCCTAATCCGATTTTTTCCGTGGCGTGTTTTGCCTTCTAATGTTATAACCTTTTTTATCATACATTTAATATATAGTAGGAACCGTAGAGTGTAAAGAGAAAAGATCATTAAATTACATGAAAATGCCGTAATAGAGACTTCCACCATGGGTATAATAGATGGCATGTGACATGCTGTGGAAAAGGCCGTAATAGGCGTTTCCGAGGTGTTGTATCCAGATGGTATGCCTGTGTATGACAAGATCGATGTGTGGAAAAGGCCGTAAATGGCGATTTCCATGGTGTTAGTATAGATGGTATCTAACAATCACCACTATGAAAGGTCACTTCTTTGTATACATTCCATAGAAGTAACCACTGTTTATTTCAATATATCTCTCTAGTTTAAACCTCTCTTTGAAGTATTCATGTACATTCATAGAGTTATTTGGGTCTCCGGAGATGATATAAAGAGCATTTTTATTGGTAATCTGATCAAGTATTTCAACTAATTCACTTGGATTTTCATTAAATAAATAAGCGAAAGAATTCATTAGTACTATATCATGTTTAGGTTTATCTTGTTGGAATGCATAATGAAAATAGTTATATCCATCTAAATGTGTGTCTTCTATGTACTTCTCTATGTATGGTTCTATATCGTACTCTTTTTTATATGGTTCTATACCAGTTATGTTTGGATAGTAAGGTAGTAAGCATTTAATCATACGACCATTACCACAACCTATGTCTAATACAGAAGAGTTTGGATTGCCTCGAAGGCTTAGCATAATTGGCAGTACCTCTTTCGAGAAGGTAAGTGAGTCTCGCCCTGGTGCTGTAACGTCACCGTTTGTATAAGGTTGTCTTCCTTTGATTGCAATACGCTCCATCTTTAAAAATCTCTTGTGTTTACTGCATATACCTCAAAATTCTTTTCATTATGGTGTTTAATCTCGAATCCAGAATTGGTTAAGACATCGAATATACCCTGTGGGCTAGTTATCTTTGCTTCGTTTCTACTTCTTATGTGATATTCTATGGATATTTGGTGTATCTTTTTAAGGTCTTTGTCGGAGATTGTAGAGAATACTTCATATTCCATACCTTCAATGTCTATTTTGAAGTAATCAATTCGCTCAAACATGTCGCATAGTTCACTAATCTCTATGACATCAACACTGTAACGGTTATCGGAACGAATGGGTCTGTAACCACAACCAACGTCTATCATACTAGTCCAACCCGGCTTGTTGTTGAATGTATGTAAGGTGTCTACACCTTTAAAGTTGTTTCCAACAAGTGCTTTCTTCATAAGATGTATGCTGTCCTTGTCTTCTCTCTCTGAAATACTCTTTTCTAGTATTTTAATATTTTCTCTCTCAGGCTCAATAGCGTATATTGTATAGTTTGTAAGATCACTAGCAAGTTCTGTGGTTGAAGAAACAGGTATGTCTATATTTCGACAAGCACCAGCGTCTACAATAATGGCATCATCTGGTAATATAGATAGATCAATGATATGATCATGAAATTCTAAAATTCTAGGTGAATCACTTAAAAGCGTTGGGTTCATTTTCTACTCCTATTTGAGGTTCTGTATAGTGTTTTTCACCATAGTCGATGACTCGTTCTTTAAGTAATCCGTCTATGATCTCTTTACACTGGTTGGCTATTTCCATATGCTCTTTCTGTGTGCCATTACCAGTTCTTACTTCTATATAGTGTAACCATGATCGAAGAGTACCATTCATGTACATACGAGACTTGGTAAGACCTTCGGGTAGTACTGCTCTTGCCTGCTCCTTTGCAATACCTCTCTTCAATGCTTGATTATATACCTCTTCCGCTTTGTCGAATACTTCCTTTTGCATGAGATACCAATCATCGTTCAATGACTTGTAATTAGGATGGTCTGCTTCAATAGAGTTTTGTCTGTTTTTAGGGTCTTGTAAACGTGCTTTCCTTGGTAGAAAGACATCAGACATGTCTCGGACATCAGCATAGCGTTGGCTGAACTCCTGGAAAGAAAAGGAACGGTGCCTTAATATCTGCCTGGCAATATCTCGTGTTGTCTCAATCTCAAGACAAATGTTCACCATTTCAAACGGAGACCAATGCTTGTGCTTTATAAGATAATCGATCAACTTAGAAGATGTAGCTTTGTTCATCTGATTAGAAGGATTGGATACTCTGGCACAATACGCTACAATATCCTTTAACGAACCACTATTCTCTCCGATACCTGTTGTATACGATATTAGCTTAACCATGTCTGCCACCTCTGTGACCCACCATGACACTTCGTAAGGCTTCGAGGTTCTTCTGTCTCTTCTTTTCGCTGATACCTTTATGAGTTTTTTTAGCTTGTTGCTTTTTATTGTTTTTCATCTGTTATTATACTCATCCGGTCGGTTTACTAAAGTTCTTTACACTAGAAAAAGTGCCTTGAGGTACAAAATACTTCTTATTCTCTTCGTAAGATTCCGCTGAAAGTACTTCAATAGTGGCACCTGTCTTGTGTGCATACACCATTCTACCACGGACTTTCTTTGGAGAAATCAATTTAGCACAGCGGAGACAAGTCTTGAGTCCAAGTTCTGCTCGTTCTACTTCTACAATACTACCACATCTGCAAATCATAGTACCTCTACAATGATGTAGATAGCAACTAGCCATATTATTATCCATATTATCGGATCAATCATTAGTCTCTATAGTCTCCTAATACTTCACTCCAAGACCATCGATCTCGTTCAATGTTTGTAGTATTCGTACAACCCGTCATAATGGTTGCAATTAAAATTAAGTAAACTATCTTCATCTTTAAATACCTCTCGTTTCTTAGTTGATACTAAGCTTAACCTCACAATCATCCAACTCATTCAACTCTGGTGCAAACTTGATCTTTTTACACCATGGATATTCTGCAAGTGTTTCATCACTTGGTCTAGCTAGGTACTTATGCATACCTTTTGTTTTATGCATGTAGTCTCGAATCCAACTTTGATATTTCAGAAACTGACTACCGTGACAATCTAGATGTCCTGGATTTGAAAACTCTTCTGCTGGAATCATCCAATAAAGAGCATCTTGGAAATGTGCCCAGTGTGACATCTCATGGACGATTGTACCTAATGAAGGTATCCACATGTCTCCACAGAAGTTTAATCTATTTTCATGATCGGAATAAAATGCTCTACCACTACGACCTCTGAATGTAATCTTTGGTACTGGGAGTTTCCTGAGACCTTTCTTTACTCTTTGTCGGTTCACAGCACTCACGATCTTCTTAATTATTTTCACAACCTCTTCCTGGCTATCTGGTCGATTCTGAAGATAAGGACCTTCTAATCGATAAAGTTCAGCATATGAACTACGACTAGGATTTATCCTGATTTCTTTCAGTCTACCAAAACCGCCAGATTGCAAAGACCTATGATTAAGATACCAACTCAATATAACCTCCTATTTTGTTTTTGCGTGTGAATCTGTATTTTCTCTATAAGCTTTCTCCACCTTTTCAACGAGATTATCAAATGCCTTTTCAACCTCCAGTGGAAATTCATCGATTACAGAACCGATAATGGCAAGAGGTCTATTAATATCAGGCACTTCCATCTCACTCATTTCTTTCTCCCTCTAATTTTATTCTCACTCCTTGTTGCTAGTTACTATTATATCAGACTTCTTCTAAGCGATATTTTTTGCCATCTACTTCGATGACTTTACCAGCACAGGATTGACTACGAGTTTGACCTCGTTTTACACCATCGCTATCTTCGAAATAAGTTTCATTACCATTAGCATCGTATTCACGTTTTACCCAGAATCCATTTCCATTCTCGAAGTAAGTCTCGTTACCATTGGCATTGTATTCACACTTAAACCAGAAGCCACTGCCGTCTTCGTGGTAAGTCTCATTACCATTGGCATTTTTAATCTTAATGGGGAAAGTAAAGTCAATCCCTAGTTCTATTAGTGTTTCGCTTAGTTTTTTCAATTTATCACCCTTATTTGTAGACATCGGTAGTTTTCCAGTTGCTAGTATCAAGTAATGTCGGCCCTTGAAGAAGGATCGATTCTAGCTTTTCGATCAGTTTGTCGATGTTATAGTGACCATCACCGTCGAAAAACTCAATCACTAAGTCATGTGGGACAACCGAACTATCTGGATTTGCCAACCACTCGATCGCTTCAGTAGAGGGGAAAAACTCACTTAAACGAGTGAATGAGATTGAACGATCATCACAATACTCAAAATGAGTTATGTCATGCAACTCACTCAACACGTTCTCAACTTCTGTTTTTGTCATTAACGCCATAATATCTCCTTAACTATTTTTGTTTAAAGCACATTCTTAAGACGAACCATTACGTCCTTATTTTCTTCAAGAATCTGAATCAAATACATATCACAAAATTCTCTCCACCCTTCTTCATCGATAATACCGCCTTTGAAGGCATTCCACATTTTTTGATAATCGCTTTCTGTAATCTTATTTTTCATTATTTCATCTCTTTCTCTTAACATCTAATCTGAGATGCCCAATAAATAATTTCACCCTTATACCACTTAGGGTAAAGTACTCGCTCAACCATTCTTCTAGTCTTTAAATGAGCATCACCAAAAAGAGTAACACCCATAAAAGGATCATTTTTAATCCATTCTCCTGTAATCGTCTTATGCTCACCATCAATCACAAGAGTATCTCCACCCTTGATTTTCCACGTTGGAACAATTTCTGTTTTTGTCATCATTAACCTCACTTTCTACGGATATACTAGGATATTACCGTGGATATGTCAAGAGGTTTTTCTGATCAAAGTGCTATTATATTTAATAGTAGGTAGAATTTCAGTTGGTCTTTTTATAGGAGTAGCTGTCTTATATGTATATGTATTGTCTACATCCATATACAATACTGTTTCCCACTCCATGAATTGTTCTGTAGACGTACATTGCTCTGGTTTGAATCTTGAATAGTCTTCAAAACTAAACATTTTCTTTGGTATATTATCCTGAATGGGTGGATCAACAAATTCAGATTTATAACTACATCTTAATCTAGGTGAACTAAGTTCATCTCCGTCCAAACCCTCTTCTCTATACTTCTTATATTCCTCACCAATCTTTTCGATTCTTCCCATAGCATCATCATCCAGATTTTCACACCAAACATTGAACATCAATGTGATTCTTTCACTCTCAGGAAACATTTCAGGATAAGCACTGTGTATGTAAGGCTCACCAAAGGTTGTAATCTTACCTTCTTCCGGAAAAGAGTATACAATATTGTTTATCTCTTTATCAACATTCGAGGCATCTTCAGATTCTAGCTTACCATCTACTATCACGGTAGGTGCATCATCAATAGTTGTAAGATATGTTATAAAAGACCTTTTAGGTGTTTTAAACTTTTTAGTAAACATGAACTCAACTTCATCACGGTCTATGTGAGATACTGCTCTATCTGGTATTTCCCAAGGAACATATCGTCTGTCTTTTTCTGTGTGATGAATCCACCATTCTAATCCAACAACACCTTCTATAGCATCTTCTTCTTTTGAAATTACTTCATATGCTTTCTGAATGTACTGCTCAACTAAATTGTGAGGTTTGTCATCTATGTTCAACCAGTAATATGTCTGTTCGCCCGCACCAAAAAGACTCATTTCATCATCGTATCGTTTTATAGAAAGAATCTCTTCCCTTAACAAGTGAATATCTGCTTTATTTAAACAGTTCGTATATGATGTTACATTCATATATTAAAAAAAATCTCCTTCTTGCTTTACTATAACGAGTCGTGCTTATCGTCTTCTCCATCCATTTGACTTTCTAGGATATCCAGATTACAATTACAATAGGCGTATTCTGCAATACCGTCTTTGATAGACTTATTATTAAAACCTATGGACGTTAATACACCCACAAACTTCTCAATACAGTCTTGAATTGTTATTCGGCTTGTTGTTGCGGTTGCGTGTTCTCGAATGTGTTTACCTTCGAAGTCTTCATGTACTATACTTACCGTAATATCTAATTCTCTCATATTTTATTATACTGTTAGAAGGAGAATTTGTAACCTATGTAGAACTTGTTTCTAAGAACTTCTGGTGTTTTATATGAGTTTACTTTTGTTACTATCCAACTAGCTTCTACTGAATGAAGTGGATTTATTTGATAAGTTGCATTCTGCATTATTACGGTTATCAAGTCATCTCTTGTTTCTTCCTGTTCTTGATAATATCTTTGATGTTCACCTTTATATAGGCTTTCAATTAACATAAGGTTTTGCGATACGTTAATTCTAGGTGTTAATTTATATCTTAGACCTAATGAGTACTTTATATTTTCTTTCATGTTAAACTGTGGTAAAGAAGAGTCGGAAGTATCATAAGATATACTTGAGTTTAAACTTAAGTCTTTTGTACGTTGCATCATAAAACTTATTATTCCTACCGGTGTTGTTAAGTTTTCAGTTTCACCCTCTTCATTTTCCAAGACATGAGTTTTAGCACCGGCTTGAATTGAAAATAAAGACATTGGGTTGAGAGCATAGTCGAACCTTCCGTACAAATCAAAAGAATCTACACCACCTCTCTCTTCTTGATATTCAAGCGTAGAAGCGGATGAACCTAAAGAACCAAAAACTCTACCTTTCACAAACTCATGTGCCCAGTTTCCGAAAATTTTAGTTCTATTGAATGAAGCATTTGAAAATTGATTGCTGGTAATTTGTATATTATCTGACCAAGCTTTTAAATCATGACCTACTGTAAGTGAGACGGCATCTCTTCTGCTAAATGTATAATTAAAACCTACAGATGAACTGTTATTATAATAATACATGTCTTTTACAATGTTTACTAAACCCGGTTCTTTGTCTGATATATTAAATTTGTTTTGTGCATTTATTGATAGTCTAGGAGTTATCTTCGATGAATACATCGCAATCATGTTTTGGAAGTAAAGAACCTCATCGTCAATTATTCTGTATCTAATTTCTGGAGACCAAAACATAGCTACATTTTTTCTTGGTGTTCTAACAGGTACGGCTTGTATCACAAACACTTGACTTACAAAATCGCTTGCAACCTGTTCACCAACACTCTGTGAGAAGATGTTATCATCATAACCATATCTCGTACTGGTTGATATTTTTAGTCTGTTGTCTAAAAGACCAAATGCTGAAAAGCAAAGGGACAATAATAGTAAAAATATAATTTTAAATTTCATACACACCTCATTTAGAGGTATTTACTCATACATATGTTATAGTTACACCAGCTTCTTTAAATAATTGTTCTGCTATTGTACAGGAATCTTTCCACCTAGATTCAGAATTATCATAAGTCTTCTTCATTACGACATGTTTGATTCCAACTTGTATGATTCCTTTTGCACACTCGTGACAAACAGGTAATCCATAAACATACATCGTGGAACCTTCAAGAGATACACCGGTTCTGGAGGCATTATAGATTGCATTCATTTCAGCATGAACGACCTTAGTGTATTTTATTTCACGATTAGCATAATCACTTTCATGATCTGCTATACCTCTAGGGAATCCATTGTATCCTTGAGAAAGAACTTGACCAGCGGAACCTATGACAACAGCACCTATTTGTTTCGAAGGGTCTTTCGACCATTTAGAAATATGTTGTGCTAGTTCTAGGTATCTGTCGTGCCAATGTGGTTTTAAAATCGACATTCTATTCCACTGGATGGTAGCGTTTCTGATAATCTCAGACGAACACCACTCAATGCAGGAATCTGAAGTACACAGTTACTCTGAAAATATGCATTAGCACTAGCGGGAGTACCTTGAGCATCAGTATCTTTAGCTTTATAAAAAGAATACCAATCTTCTAATACTTGACTACCAACTTCAATTACTCTAGGTTGAGATTGGTCGTTATCAACCAAAAACTGTAGGTATACTGTTTGTACATCTGTGTAAACGCTCATAGTAAAAATCTCCTATAATACTATTTACAAGGAACAACAGATTTTATTTCTTCAACAAGCATGGCTTTCTTTTTTCTACGGTCTAACTCAACACCATATTCACGACCTAGATTCTCTAATTCAGCCTTTGTCATACGGTTGAGTTCGGAGTCCGAATAAGAAACAGTTTCTACTTTAATATCAGCTTCTCTCTCAACTTCATCAACGATTGTTTTTGAATCTTCCCACGTCCACTTTGAACCTCGTCCAAACTTATTTACTAACCATTCCAATAACATATTTTTCTCCTTTTTTAAAAAATTACATCATCCCAGGCATACCACCCATACCTGGTTGCATCATTGGTACAGCCGGCTCTTTTTCTGGAATATCTGTTATCATACATTCTGTTGTTAACAATAGACTTGATATAGAGGATGAGTGTTGTAGTGCTGATCTTGTAACCTTGGTAGGATCAATAATACCAGCTTCAATCATATCGGTATACTCACCTGTTGCTACATTGTATCCACAACTAGCATCTTCTGATTCTTTAACCTTCTGAACAACGATTGCACCTTCCTCACCTGCATTTTCTACAAGTTGTCTGAGAGGTGCTTCAATAGCATTTTTAATAATCGATGCACCCACAGCCTCATCTCCTTCAAGTGATAGACTTTCAAGTGATTTTTGTACACGAAGTAAAGCGACTCCACCTCCTGGTACAATACCCTCTTCTACGGCCGCTCGTGTGGCGTGCAAGGCATCATCCACACGATCTTTCTTTTCTTTCATTTCTGCTTCTGTTGTAGCACCAACATTAATTACTGCTACACCACCGGCTAGTTTAGCCAAACGATCTTTCATAACCATTTTGTCATATTCATTACCTGTCTTAGCTATCTGCTCACGAAGTAATTCTATACGATCATTGAGACTGGATTTTTCTCCTGAGCCTTCAACTATTGTTGTACTCTCTTGACCAACGGTAACTCTTTTAGCACTTCCTAGATCAGACAGTTCAACCTTTTCTAATTTAATACCTAGGTCTTCTGTGATAAATTTACCACCTGTTAGTATTGATAAGTCCTCCATATTGGCTTTTCTTTTGTCACCAAAACCTGGTGCTTTTACGGCACAGACATTTAGATTACCACGAATCTTGTTGACAACAAGTGTGGCGAGTGCCTCACCTTCAATGTCTTCGGCAATGACCAATAATGGTTTTCCAGTTCCTGCCACAGTTTGCAATAGAGGTAGCATGTCTTGAATGTTTGTAATTTTCTTTTCGTAGATCAGGATATAAGGATCTTCTAAAATAGCTTCTGTTGAATTTGAGTCTACAAAATATGGAGATAGATAACCTTTATTAAACTGCATACCTTCAACCACATCTAATGTTGTCTCAATAGACTTGGCTTCCTCTACCGTAATAGTTCCGTCTCTACCAACTCTATCCA